TTATGGTGATAAACAAACAAATAATGAGGGGTATCACTATTACCCCAACTTACAAGGTATTATCGAAGCCATGAAACAGTTAAAAGAGCTTGAAGAAAAATATTGTCCCGAAAGATAAATTAGAAGAGTATGAAAAATTTAACAAATAAAGAAAAAGAGCTTTTCACCAGATGGAAAGAAATATTCGGGAATGGTCCTGAGTATGATAAAAAAGTTGATCAGTATTTTGAGGAAAAGAAGAAGATCGAAGAGTTTTTGAAGGGGAAAGAAGGGGAGAGCAAATAAATAAATTAAACTAAAGTCAAACAATGGAAAATAATAAATTAACTAGCAAGAGTCTTTTGCTTTGGAACAGTGGTTTTTCAATAGCAGTAAACCTTTTTAAAGCTGTTTGGGTATTCCAAGCAGTTTCATTCACCAATACATCTATTATCACAATAATCTATTCCATTTTAGCTATGGCAATCGTTGAATTTTCAATCATTGTTTTTTTGGCAAATGGAAAGACAAAAGATTCAATAGGGTTTGCAATCCTTTCAGTTGTTATCAATCTGTATTATTTTAATGGACTACAATTCGATAATTGGAGGTTGAACGTGGTTCATGTTATCTTTTCTTTTTTGTTGCCTTATATCAGTGCAAGAATGGCTCATGTGTACATTAAGAGAATGGAACAACAGGACCAACCAGAAGAAGACACCATTCCACAAAAGGAATATGATTTATTGTATCAAGAGAATAAAGCCAATGAACAAACATTGGGAATGTATTCAAATATGTACTTTGATGAAAAAGAAAGGGCTGACAGACTGGAAGAAGTTGTTGAGGAAGTTCGAACCTTGGAAGATCAACAAAGATCTAAAGTCAAGAGAATGGAAAAAGAACTCCAGAAACAGAAGAAACTTGTGAAGAAAGCTGAGAATAAAGGTTGTGAGTGTAAGGAAAGTAAGAAAGTAGAGAATAAAGTTGAACAATTAAGTATGTTTTAAAATGGTAAACTACGAAGAATATAGAAAGTTAAGAGGGTTAGTGAAAACATTGGATGTTGATAATATTATTCTTGCTCATGAGATGTCAAAGCCTTTAGGGTTGGAAAAACAAATTATTCATGATATTGATTGTGTAGTGAATTCTTACAGTGTTGAGGATTTTTTAATTGACAAGTTTATAAAAGTTTCAATTTATAGGATTGACGCTCGTCAGCAACTTATGGAAAGATTTAAAAATATCGAATTAGATCTTGAGCAGATGATTAAACATTTTTTTATGAATGGTTATATTTTGGAAATAAGAGGTTATGAAAGTGTGTGTTATAAAAATAGAGCTTTTCCAGATAAACCCCTTAAAAGACTTATAAAGCTTTCTTCACAGGAAGACAGGTCTTTGACTCAAGAAAAACTTGTTGAAGTTATGAAAAACATTAAAATTGATATTCCGTAAATAATTAGAACAAGTCTCAAAGCACGTTTAGTTTTACCCTCTTAGTCATTCCCAAATGTTGAGAGGGTTTTTTCTTATCCTTTATTTTAGTATATTAGTGGAAATCAATTTGTTCAACTCTTTCAGAGAAGAATCGTTCAGTTAAAATATGTATTTTGTTCGTGTTAGAGCCTGTCTTTTAGATGGGCTTTTTTGTTGTTTATACTTTTTTGAATCTTTTTCCGTATATTTAACAGGAATCAAACAGTAATTAAATGAAAGAAGGGAGTGATAAGAAAGGAGGAAAGAAAAGAAAATTGACAGGCAATGAATTGTCTTTTTGTCAAGAATATGTCAAAGCAAATGGTAACGCAACACAGGCTTATAAAAATTCTTCTTATAAGTCAGATGCTATGAAAGAAGCTACTATAAATAATAATGCTTACATGCTTTTGCAAAAAAGCGATATTTTAGCGAGAATACAGGAAATACAAGATAAAGCCAATAAAAAGGTAAATGATGAAATTGCCTTTGGCTTGAAAGATGCTGTCAAGGGTATTATTAAATTGGCAAAAGAAGCAAAGTCAGACAATAATAAATTGAAGGCATTTGATATGCTTATGAAACACTTTGGAGGGTATGAGGAAGACAACAGACAGCAGAAAGACGAAGTCAATATTCCAATCACCAATTGGATTAATAAAGGTACTGAAGGAGGCGAACAGGATTTTGACGAAGCATTCAATGAACTTGATTAATGGGATTGTTTGATATAAATATTGCTTTTCAACCTTTGTATGATTCTGATAAGAGGTATTTCTTTATAACAGGGGGAAGGGGTTCATTGAAATCTCATTCGCTCCATGATTATATTTTAAAGCTTACTTATGAAAAGGGGAACGGTGTCTTGTTCACAAGATACACCATGACAAGTGCAAAGAAGTCAATTATTCCAGAATTCAAAAAGACAATTGCAAGACTAGGCGTTGAAGCTGACTTTCATGTGACAGAAGGCACGATCATAAACAAAAAAACCAAGTCATTTATATTTTTTAGTGGGATAAAAACAAATTCGGGAGATCAAACAGGGAACTTAAAATCTTTGTCTGGAATTAATACTTGGGTAGTTGAGGAAGCAGAAGACTTCAAAGACGAAAAAGTATTTGAGACAATTGATGACTCGATAAGGACCACAGAAAAACAAAACAGAGTTATTCTGGTAATGAATCCCACAACTCCTGAGCATTTCTTGTATGACAAATGGTTCAAGCATACATCCAAACAAATCATGATTGATGGCTTTCCTGTCACTGTCTCTGACCATCCAGAAGTTGAGCATATTCACACAACTTTTCTTATTGGCTTCAAATATCTTTCAAAAGATTGGCTACGCAAGGCGAAAAAGTGGAGAGTTAGAGCCAAAAAAGGATATGATATTGTCACAGGAAGAACACTGACTGAACAAGAACAGGAGAAATCAAAGTTGTTTTATGTCAATAATTACCTTGGTGGATGGAAAGAAAAACAAGAAGGATGTATCTTTGATAATTGGGAAGTAGGGGAATTTGATGAAAGTCTTCCTTATGTGTTTGGTCAAGATTATGGCTTTGATGACCCAACAACTTTGATAAAGGTTGCTATAAATAAAAAGAAAAAATTACTATATTTAGACGAAATATTTTATTTGAGTGGTTTAGATGATGACAAAATCTTTGAATTAAATATGAAAAATTGCCAAAAATCGTTAATTATAGGCGATTCAGCAGCAAAAACAACCATAATAACACTTCAACGTAAAAAATTAGAAGGTAAAAGCTTGAATATTATTCCTTGTATGAAAAAGCAAGGTTCTGTTTTGACAGGTATTCAAAAAATGCAAAAATATAGAATCATTGTAACAAATAGGAGCAAGAATCTTATTAAAGAGCTGAATAACTATGTTTGGCTTGATAAAAAGTCAGATACTCCTATTGATGACTTCAACCATTTAATCGACCCAGCTCGATATGCTGTTGATTATTTAGACAGATAAATTCATGGTAATAATTGATAAAATAAAATCTTTATTCACAGTCAAAAACTATTCTTCTGGTTCTTCATGGGGGAAAAGTTCATATTCCTTTTTTGGAAGTTGGGGAGCTTTCTTTTATAGAGACAAGGAAAATGAAGAAAAGCTGATTAATGAAGGTTATATTTCAAATGAAGATGTTTTTGCAGTAGTAAAAAAATTACTTGATTCTTCTTCTGATATTCCAATTGTATTAAAAGAAATGGTTCAAGATGAAAAGGTCACTGTTACCGACATGAGTAATGATCTTTACAGGCTTTTAAAAAGACCGAATTCGGACCAAACACAAAAAGAATATAGAAGAGAGCAATATTCAAACTATCTTTTAACAGGAGACACTTTTGAATGGAAAAGAATGGCTGCTGGTTTCAATTATCCAACATCATTAAAAGTCATTCCTTCTCAATATACTGAAATAAACATGGTCAATGATAATGACTATTTTTCAGAAATAAAGAATTATCAATTTTGCTGGGCTTCTCAAAATTATTCGTTTGGTCCTGAAGAAATCATTCACACTCAAAACTTAGACCCTTCTTATTGTGATAAGAAAGGGCTTTCTTTCTTACAACCTTCTTACAAAGCTTTAAGCACGTCAAACCAAGTTCATAATGCTGAAGCTCACATGATTGAAAATAGAGGGGCAACAGGTATGATTAGTTCTGATCAAGAAGGGTATCCATTAACAGACGAAGAAAGAAAAACAATTGAAGAAAAGTTTAAGGAACGTGCTGGGGGTTCGCATAATTACAATAAAATGTTGACAGTAGGTTCAAAAGTTAAATATACATCATTGGGGCTTTCTCCAAAAGATTTGACTTTAACTGACCTTGATATTAATAAGCTTAGAAAGTTTTGTAATGTATACGGACTTTCATCACAGCTTTTCAATGACCCAGCAAATAAAACTTTTAATAACTTAGGAGAAGCAAAGAAAAGCTTGTATACTGAAGCAGCAATTCCGCTCGCTCAATTGTTTGTTGATGCTTGGAATGAAAACCTTGTGCCAATTTTCAACGAACAAGATAATACACAGTACTTTATTGAATTAGATACTTCACAAATTGAAGTTCTTCAAAAAGATAAGAAAGCTGAGGCAGAAAAGAACAAGATTTTAACTGAAAGCATTTCTTCACTTGCTTCTAAAGTTACAATGAATCAACTTGACAGCCAATCAGCTATAAATATACTTGTTTACTCGTATGGAATGACAGTTGAACAAGCTGAAGAATTAATTCCAGACAATCCAAATATGACAGGAGATGAATAAAACAGGACATAAAATAAAAGCATGTAACCTTCCTATTTTGGAAGTGAAGGCAGAAGAAGAAAGCGGAATTGTGGAAGGTTATTTTTCTGGATTCAACAATGTTGACTCTGATAATGATAGAATACTTCAAGGAGCTTTTTCAAAGTCTATTCAAGAACATGGACCAACAAGCCAATCAAACAGAAAGATTGCGCATTTAGCTTACCACGATACAAGAAGACCTATTGGAGTACTTCAAGAACTGAAAGAAGATTCTCAAGGATTGTATTTTCGTTCTAAAATGGGAAGTCACACTGAAGGACAAGACTTTTTGAAAATGTATCAAGAAGGAATCATTCGTGAACATTCAATTGGCTTCAATTATATTCCAGACAAGATCAAAGCTGTTGAAAGTGGAGATCAAACAATTTGGGATATTGCAGAAGTTAAATTGTGGGAAGGTTCAGCAGTTGTTTTTGGTGCAAATTCTGAAACTCCAAACCTGTCAATCATCAAGAGTCAAGAGGACTTGAACAAACATTTAGAAGAAATCAACGAAAGAATGGAAGTGTTTATCAAAGCACTTCAAGACGACAATCTTTCAAAAAAATATAACAATCTTTTCGTACTTGAATTAATGCAGTTGAAAAACCAATATAATTCACTTTTACAATTCCAAGAGCCGTTGAAAAACACTCCAGAAGAAGAAAAGCCGACAGAGGAAAAAGCTGATCAAGAAAGCGAAGAAGAGATCAAGAAAAAATTAAGTTTACTATAAAACTCAATACTATGTCATTAAATTTTCCAAAGTTCGACGTTAAAAGTGCTGAAGAATTAAAGAATATGTCTTCTGATGAAATTGCAGCATACAAGCAAGCACAACAAGAATATTTTGATAACAACTTCAAGTTGATGCAAGAACATGCTGAAAAGCAAGGAGCAAAAGTTGAAGAGCTTGAAGAAAAAGCAAAGAAAGATCGTGAGATCATTTTAAAGCAAGGTGAAGAACTTACTTCTATCAAAAAAAGTGGTGGTAATTCTCCAAAAGCAAAGAAAGCTTTAAAAGAAGCAATCAAAGAAGGAGTTCAAGAAGTAGGACTTGACAAAATCAAAGCGGGAGTTTCTTCAATGACTTTTGATGCTACAAAAGTTTCGATTGCTGATTCTGCGGAATATTTTGGTTACCGTTTGGAGGGGGTCTCAAAAGAACCTGTAAGAACTCCAATGATCTTCGAATTATTCAGAACTCGTAATGTTCCAAACGGTTCTGGTGGAAAAATCAAATACATTGAACAAGATGTTGTGACACGTGGAGCGGATAATGTTGCTTACTGTTCAACTTTCCCAGGTTCAGACATTACTTTCGATACTGTTCAAGAAGACATCAAGAAAATTGCTGATTCAATCATTGTTTGTAATGATGATTTAGAAGACTATGACTTCTTAGAAAGAGAAGTTGTTCAGTTGATGCAAGAAAATATTCCTTTGAAATTAGATCAACAAGTTCTTTTAGGTGACCCAACAGCGGCGGGAAATCTTCAGATGAACTCAATTGATTCAGTGGCGCAAGATTGGACCGTTGTGGCGGGTTCTCCAATTGAAGGTTGGGCGGCTGCTGTTCAAGATGCAAACATCTTTGATTTAATGCGTTCAGCAGTTTATCAAATTCGTTTATCAATGCAAACCGACAACAGGTTCAATCCTGATACTATCTTGATGAATCCAGCTGACTTCGGTTTGTTAAAGTCTACAAAAGACAATGAAGGACAGCCATTCTTACCTTATTTCACAATTGGAGGGGATGTTGTTATCGAAGGCGCAACAGTAAAAGAAAGCATCATTGTTCCTCCAAACACAATGTATGTTTTTGACTCTACAAAAGGAGATATTTATGTATCTCGTGACATGAGAATTGATTTTGCTACTCAACACGCTGGGTTATTCTTAGAAGATAAAGTTGCTTGGAGAGCTTCGATGAAAGGACAATTCATTGTCAGAAATCAGTACAAGAACGCTTTCTTAAAAGTAGATGCAATTGACGCTTCTATTGCTGCGATTACTAAGCCATAACTTTGAATATAAATAAATTAGAAAAATAGCCTCTCTTTTGAGGGGCTTTTTATCAATAGTACTATGATTATAAAATTTATCAAGGACCATCCAGCGGGAATTCAAGAAGGGAATGTTCAAGAAGTTTCTCCAAAATTCGGAAACAGAATGATTTCAGAAGGTTATGCAGAAGAAGGAACACAAACTGACCTTGATGAATTCCGTAAAAACATAGAGGAAGAAAAGAAAGCTAAAATTAACCAGCTTATTGAGAAGCAAGCTGAGGAATTAAAAGCTAAACAAGAAGCTGAAGCAAATCAGATCAAAACGAAGTCTGGTTGTGGATGTGGTCAAAAGCATGAAGGGGAAACCATTTGCCCAAAGTGTGAAAAGAAAAAAGAAGAACTTTCTTCATTGAAAAAAAGTGAATTACAAGATTTAGCAAAGGAAAATAACTTTCCAGAAGAAGAGTGGAAATCTTTAAATAAAGAACCTCTTATTGAATATATTGCGCCAAAACTTGTTAATTTAGAAAACAAATAATAAAAATGGGTATACTGATAAATACTGATGACTTCAAGAATGAGGAACTTTACGCTAAGTATTACATTCCTTTCAATAGCAATCTTTGTGGAAGCGAAGAACAACTTGAAGGATATATTTCAAGGTATGAAAAAAGGTATATCTTAGAATTATTGGGGGTTGAACTGGGTAATTTATTTATAAATGACCTGTCTAACCAAGTGCCACAAGACCCAATTTATCAAGCAATTTACAATCCTATTGAAAAGGATTTGCCAAATAATAAAATACATTATTACGAGCCTTATGCTCACAAGTGTGGCTGTCAGAATCAAATGATTTTGACCAATGGAATGAAATCAATGATGTTGGGTTTAATATACTTCGAATACATGAGAGATCAACCTTACTTCAAGGACTTGACAGGAGTTAACATGAAGAAAAGTGAAAACTCCAACCGAGCAAAGTTTTATGAGTGGGGAATTGATCAGTATTATAACGAGAGTATTTCAGACTATCAACAAATACAATATTATATCCACATTGAACAGAATGAGAATGGAACTTATTCTAAATTCAATGGGAAGTACAAAGGAATAGCAACGACATTATTTTAAAATTATGGGACAAGAACCAATTGAAGCGGGCTGTGGAACTTCACAATTTTATTTCTTAGATGACGCAACGAAAAATCCCATTAATGGGACTTTTGCCGCTGGTAGTTTTACCACAGAATCAATTGAAGTTTCTCATGGTGACACTTGGCAAATTCAAGCTGGGGCATCAAGTGGGGCTTCTGGAACAATCACACTTCAACAAAGTGCAGATGGTACTTTTTGGGATGACTTACCAAATTCAACGGCTGTTCCTGTTCCTTTGAATGATTCTGTAACTTTTGAAAGTTGGTATCTTTCGGGTAGATATGTGAGAGCTATTTACACAGAAGCGACCGCAGGAAATTTATCTTTAATATTGACCACTAAAAACTAATAATATGGGACAAACTATAAAAGTTCATGAAATCGGTGGAGGTGGTGGAGGTGCTGTTGATTCTGTTTTTGGAAGAACGGGAGTGGTAACCGCCCAGCCTAATGATTATGATTCTAATAAAATTCAATCAAATGCTTCCTTGGGTAATTCAAACGTAACTGAAGACATTAATGAATTAGATTCTAAATTAACAACCCCAATAGAAACGGATTATCAAGTTTTATTAAATTCAAAATCTACCGCAACTACTCAAAATCCTGTTGGCTTAGATACTCCATTACAAATTGAATTTGGTCCTGCTTTTGGGGTTCCGAATACTGATAAAGTGGCTTTAGATGCTTTAGGAACTATAACAGTAAGA